TGGTTTGAAGAAGAAACCAATGAACACTTTGAAGAAAGACCAGAAGAAAGACTTGCTGATCTTGATGAACCTGAAGAAGAATTTATAGAAGAAATATTTGAAGAAGAAGCTGTAGAAGAAATCTTTGAGGAAATAGAAGAACGACAAGAAATCATGGAAGAAGAAAGAATAGCCGAGAGACAAGAAGAAGAAAGAGAAGAAACCTTTGATGAAGTAGACGAAGAATTTGCAGCAGTAGAATCTGATACACCTACAGGTAAAAATAAATTAATGACTGTAGCTCTTAATGTAGTACGAGCAGGAGTACAAACAGCAACTAATAGCTACTCACAAGCCTCTGGTGGCTCTCAAACAAATAATACATCTAACAATGCCTCTAGCAATAATGTAGCCACAGGAAGCAGTACAGCATCTAGTGGTGGTATAAGCACTTCTAGTAGTCCTAGTGCATCAGATCAGTTTGCAAGTGCAACACAACAAACAAATCAAGTTTTATCTATGCAAAGTGATGTAGGTGGCTCTAATAGTATGTCCATGTCTATAACACCATTACCTACTTTTGATAATTCTGCATCTATGGTGATAGCTGATGTTCAAGTGCAGAATGTGCAAGGTGAGATTGATACTGCATCTTCAGGCGTTATGACAGCTTCAGAAGCAGATCAAATAGCAGATAAGATAATTGCAGCAAACATAGAAGCACAGCAAGAAGAAATAGAAGAAGAACAACAAGAAACAGGAAAATATGGAGATGAATCCAAACTTATAGCACTCATAGGTTATGTTCCTGCTTTTAATAATTATTCACAAACAAGCGTACCTGATGCAACAACTTGGTACAGTAGCTCTGATATATATACTTCTGCTACACTAGATGATAATACCAGTGCTTTTTATGGACTGGTAAATGATAATTTAAAAGGATTAGATCAAATGATAAATGATCAACCTAATATGTGGAGATAATTATGGATTGGTTTCAAAGCAAAACAGGACAGCTTATAGCTTTAGCAACAATAGTTTCTACTCTAGCAGGATTTGGATGGACTGGAGCACAGTATGTTAATCGTATTACTAACCTAGAAGCCAAGATAGGTGGATTAGGTGAAACAGAAAACGAAATGAAAGTAATTGAAGAACGCTTTGCGTCTATAGAAACATCTGTTCAGTTTTTAGAAAAAGAAATAGATGGTATATCTGTTCCTGATGTAACTGAAATTAAAACAGACATTGCTACTATTAAAGCTGATTTACAAAGTTTAGATAGTAATTTAAGTAAATTAGAAAATAAATTAGACAAAAAAGATAGCAACCCTCTGAATGGATAATGAAAAATTTATTCAGTCTTTTGTTGCTTAGTTCTTGTGCATCAGTACCTATGCCTAAAAAAGAATGGTCTGATTCTTACGATCCTGCAAAATGGCGTGTTCAATACGAAATTTGTAAAACAAAATTATTTACAAAATATCCTGTTGAGGTAAACAGTGAAAAATGGAACAAATGTATGGGAGAGTTTGAATGAGTAAAATATTTATAGGAATTATTTTTGCTTTAGGACTACTTACTTTTTTTCTTTGGAATGAAAACTCTAGACTAGCAGAACTTAATCAAGCATTTGAGCTAAGAGATCAAGAACAAAAAGAAGCTATTAAAACTTTGCAAGAAGATTTTAAAACGCAATCAGAAGGTTTATTAGAAATACAAAAAAGAAACAACGAAATACAATTAGAAATGACTCGTTATCTTGATATATTTAAAAGACATAACTTAACTAAATTAGCTATTGCTAAACCTAATTTAATTGAAACAAGGGTAAACAATGGAACAAAAAAAGTATTTGATAGCATCGAAGAAGTTAGCAGGACTATTGATGGTCTTGATGATAATCTCCAGTTGCAGTCTGTTTCCGAGTAGACAGCAAGTAAAAATTATTTCTAAACCTATAGAACGATCTATAGCACAACCAGTTATGCCTCGTGAAATATCATTAAACGATCCTTACTGGTATGTTGTTTCAGATAAAAACTTAAATGAGTTTCTTGCACGAATAGAAAAAGATAGTGGTAATGTTGTATTTCTTGCAATGTCAGTACCTGACTATGAATTAATGGCATACAACACACAAGAATTAAAACGCTATATCAGCGAGTTACAAGAAGTTGTTGTATATTACAGAAAGGTAACTACACCACAGGGGAATAAATGAATATATCAAATGAAGGAATATCTCTTATAAAAAAATTTGAAGGTTGTGAATTAGAAGCATATTACGATGCTGTAAATGTTTTAACAATAGCTTATGGCAGAACTAAAAATGTACAAGCTGGTGATACTTGCACACAAGAACAAGCTGATGCTTGGCTTGAAGAAGAGTTGCATGAGTATGGTGGATATGTAAATGATGCAGTTACAGTTGATTTAGAACAAAATCAGTTTGATGCTCTTACATCTTGGACATACAATTTAGGTCCTAGTAATCTCAATAGCAGCACAATGTTAAAAAAAATTAATGAAAAAGATTGGAATGAAGTGCCTAATCAAATAAAGCGTTGGAATAAAGCAGGTGGAAAAGTATTAGAAGGTCTTGTTATAAGAAGAGAAGCAGAAGCTCTTTTATTTCAAGGTGAAGATTGGAGTGAAGTGTAATGCCTTTAGCCAAGTATGTTTTTAGACCTGGAATTAATAAAGAAGGTACTAACTACAGCAATGAATATGGTTGGTTTGATGCTGACAAAGTAAGATTTCGTAAAGGTAAACCTGAACGCATAGGTGGCTGGGATAAATTTACTGATGGAAGTTTTATTGGAACTTGTAGAAAACTATACCCATATAAAGCTATTGATGGAGATCAATTTGTAATACTTGGTACTCATCAAAAATTATATGTTCTTAATGGAGATGTTTATTACGATATAAATCCTATTAGAGCTACTTCTACTAATGGTGTTGTGTTTGCAGCAACTAATGGATCATCTACTATTACAGCTACTGATGATGCACATGGAGCAGTCGCAGGAGATTCTGTAACTTTTGCACAAGCTGTTAGTTTAGGTGGATTAATTACAGCTACTGTTTTAAATCAAGAATATCAAATTGATTCTGTACCTACTGCAGATACTTATACTTTTACTGCTAAAGATACTGATGGTGCTACTGTTACTGCTAACTCAAGTGATACAGGTAATGGTGGTTCAGGGGTAGATGGTGTATATCAAATTAACTCAGGACTAGATGTTTATGTTCGTACTACTGGTTGGGGTGTAAACCCTTGGGGAGCAGGAACATGGGGATCAAAAGCTGATTTATCTTTAACTAATCAACTTAGATTATGGACTATAGATAATTTTGGTGATGATACTCTTGCTGCACCTAGAGGTGGACCAATATATTTTTGGGATGAGTCAGATGGTTTAAGCACTAGAGCTACATTACTATCAGCAGAATCAGGTGCAAGTGATGTACCTACAGCAGTTACACAAGTTATGACTTCTGATGTAGATAAACATTGTATTGCATTTGGTTGTAATCCTATAGGTTCAAGCACTATAGACCCTTTACTAGTAAGATTTTCTGATAGAGAAAGTGCAGTAGATTGGACTCCTACAGCAACCAATCAGGCTGGTGGTGTACAGCTATCATCAGGTTCTGAAATTATTGGAGCACTTAGAACAAGACAAGAAATACTTATATGGACTGATGTAGGTATTGTTTCTATGCGTTTTGTTGGCGAACCATTTATATTTTCATTTACAGAAGTAGCAGAAGGTCCATCTCTTATAGGACCTAATGCAGCAGTAAGTGCTAACAACAGAGTTTATTTTATGGATTCTGGTGGATTTTATTCTTACTCAGGTTCTGCTGAAAAAATACCATGCACAGTATTAGACTATGTTTTATCTGATTTAAACCAAAGTCAAGCATTTAAAGTGTTTGCTGCAGTTAATAATATTGCTAACGAAGTAATGTGGTTTTATCCATCAGGCACTAATACAGAAATAAATAAATATGTTTTATATA